AACCGGGGCCGCCCGCTCTCGTTTGCAGGGGCACCATGCTAGTTAAAGTCGGTGGCACCGAAGTAGAGATCCGAGTCGAGGCCGTGCTGAGCATGCCTAGGCTCTCGTTTACGGCCAATCACTTCGCATGGGCTCAAGCACTCATGCCGCTCGGCATTCGCCCCACAATGGGCACCGGGGCGTTCTGGGATCAAGTCAATACGCGAGTGATGGAACAGTTCATTGACTCGGCCGAATATCTACTCTGCATCGACTACGACACGTTCTTCACGCGGCAGGATATTGAGACGCTGTTTGCCATGGCGATGACGTTTCAATGTGACGCCATCACGGGGCTGCAAACCAAGCGAGAAGACGGCCGCCCAATGCTGACGCTCAAGGGCACGCTGGACAATCCGCCCGACGAGGGCCACACGCAGCTGCCGGCGTCGTGGTTTGCCGAACCCGTGCAGGAGGTGGACACGGCACACTTCGGCTGCACCGTGATCAGCACGGCGGCACTCAAGCGAACCAAAAAGCCATGGTTCTGGAGCAAGCCAGATCCCGATGGCTCGTGGAACGACGGCCGGATCGATCCCGATATCTGGTGGTGGAAGAACTGGCGCGAATCCGGCAACCGTGTGTTTGTTTCCCCCCGCGTCGTGCTGGGCCATGGAGAGTACGTCGTGACGTGGCCCGGCAAGAACCTCGGAACGCCTGTGTTTCAGTGGGCCACGGAGTTCACGACAACCCACAAACGCCCCGAAACTGCATGGAGTGTCGGCTAATGGCGAAACTGAAGTTCACCCGAGCGTGGCGTGGCTATTGCAAGGGCCAGACGGCAGACGTGCCCGGCGGGCTCGCTCAGCAGCTGATCGCTCAGCGTGTCGCGGTCGAGGACAACCAGCAGTCGCTGATTGAAACGGCCGCCATCGAGCACGCCACAGAGACGGCCGACGCCACGCCACGAAAACGAGGACGCCGTGCAGTACCTAAGCCTGACTCGCCAGACGCCGCCGGCCGTTGAGCCTGTCACCGTCGCAGAGGCCAAGGCTCACCTGCGGGTGGATACGAGCGACGACGATACCTACATTGGCACGCTCGTCACTGCGGCGCGTGAATGGGTTGAGTCGTACCTAGATCGCACGCTCGTGAATACGCAGTGGCGGCTGCGGCTCCATCGGTTTCCCACGGACAGCCAATACCCGATTTATTTGCCGCGCCCGCCCGTCGTGTCGAGCGGCACTGCCACGGCGGTAACGATCACCTACACCGCCGAGACGGGCGGCACTGCCACGCTCTCGACGGCAGAGTACCGGGTGCAGCGGTTTGAGACGCCGGGCCGTGTAACGACTGTCTACGGCGGCACCTGGCCGGCGAGCATGGAGGACAACGACGCCGTCGTAGTGACGTGGTGGGCCGGGTACGGGGCCAGCGGCTCAAGTGTCCCCGCCGCAACAAAGCACGCCATCTTGATGCTTGTTGGGCACTGGTACGACGGTGCCCGGCAGGCCACTGTGACAACTGGAGCAGTGCCGCAGGAAGTGCCGTTTGGCGTCAAGTCGCTCTTGGACTCTCAACGCTGGGGATCGTACCAATGAGCATCGACGGCCGCATCAATGTTGACGTTCTGTTTCACGACAAGTCGACGAGCAACCTGTCGAGCCAACTGCGTGTCGCGGCAGCAACTTACGCGCTGCCGCTCACAGAGGGCACCGGGGCCAACCAGGCACAGGTGGCGTGGACATCGTCTTCGACTGCGGGCGGAAGCTCTGCCAACGAGCTAATCATTCAAGCGCTGAGCGATGACCGCGGCACGGTGTCCATGACTGCCGTGAAGGCAATCTATATTCGCAACAAGTCTGCTTTGTATCGGCTGAACGTGACGGTGGACAGCTGGACGGCGCTCGATCCTACGCTTTCTCCATTCAATCTGGTTATCCCTGCTGGCGGCGTGTTTGTTCACACAAACCCAACTGCGGCCGGTTGGGCAACTGGGGCGAGCAGCGCCTTGGTGTTGATCGCTGAGGGTGAAGGGCAAAGCGTTGACTACGACGTTCTGCTCGTTGGCGAAGGCTCGGTGTAGCCATGGACGCCGGCCGCCTCCGCGAGCGAGTAACGGTGCAGCAGGCTGCGGAGACTCGCAACGCCCTCGGCGAAATCATGCTGTCGTGGAGCACATTTGCCGAGCGATGGGCGAGCGTTGAAGGCGTTTCGTCCCGAGAGGCACTTGCCGCTGGGCAGCAAGACGTGACGATCACGCATCGAGTACGGATGCGTTACCTAAGTGGCATGACGCAAAACATGCGGCTTGTCTGGCGATCTCGCACTCTAAATATTGTCAGCCTGCTTGAGTACGACAACCGCACTGAGCACGTCGCTATCTGCGAAGAGGTGGCGTAGTGGCTGGCGGAATAGACATCAAGGTTGAGTTTCCTGAGATGAAGCAACTGCGGGACGCATTCCGCAGTTTCCGCCCGAGCCTCGCAAGAAAGCACATGGGCGCTGCTATTCGTCGCAGCCTTGCCCCAGGGCTAACGGCACTTAAAAGCAACGTCACTCGCGGCCCAACAGGGAACCTGTATCGCGGTATCACCAGCAAGGTGAAGACCTACAAAAGCGGCAACGCAGTAGGACTGGTGGGATTTGTGGCTGCTGGAAGTGCACGCTCCGCGTCCGCTGGTGGCGGATCTGTTCGCCGGGGCAAGGACCGTGCTTTTCATGCCGGATTCGTTGAGTTCGGCACGAAAGAGCGATTCATAAAAACCTCTTCCATTCGCAGCGGTGCGTCAGTTGCGTCGAGCTTTAAGACACTCGGCGCGTTCAAGATTGCTCGAGTTGCTCGACGCGGAAAGTTTGCTGGCGTAGTCAGGGTGAACACTTCCCCTAAGTACCCAAAAGCGTTTTTCAAAAAGGCTTCTGCGGGGGAGCGGCTCAGTCTCAGGGAAATGCCTGTTGGCGGCAAAAAGGGGCAGCCACCCGTAAGGACGGCCTACCGTGAGTCGTTAGGCACGATGCGATCAGCGCTGCAGGTTGAAATGACAAAGTCTCTGATTGCTGCGCAGAAGGACTTGGCTTCCAAGTTCCCCGTCAGGCCACGAGGGTGATTTGATGCTTCGATCGCCTGAGTCAGTGCTGAGCAACGCTCTTGCCGCAGCCCCGGCTGTCGCCATCCTCGTCGGCACTCGTGTCTATCCCTTGCTCGCGCCAGCTTCGGCCGCCCTGCCGTTTATTACGTGGCGTCGCGTTGGCATTGAGCGTGAGCAAACGCTCGGGCAGCCGTCCGGAATGCCACGAGTGAGCGTGGAATGCGTTATGTACGGCACGACGTATCAAGAGGCCAGAAGTCTCGCCGACGCGGTGCGGGCTGTTCTGGATGGATACGGGGGGTTTTTCGAAAATACAACGGTACGGCAGACGGCTCTGCAGGACGAGTCGGATGACTTTGTCACGCTGGCCGGAACTGATCTACCGCCCGTGTATCAGATCACGCAGCGATACGACGTAATGTGGAGCGAGGAATAGCAAAATGCCCATCACGCCCCATGACTCCAGCGGCACGACATTCTCTTTTGCAGGCACGACCTACACTGTCACGTCGATCACGTACAGCATCACCGACAATGCAACAACCGATCAGATCGACGTTTCGCACCTTGGCCAAACTGCTGGGCAGACCGTGCTGACGTTGGCTCGGCCTCTCAAGGGATCTGCCGGCGACACTGGCAAGGAAGTCACGATTGAGTATCTCGCCACGTCTGGCGGCCCGATCGCCCAGGGCGCAAACGGCACGCTTTCGATTGCCGGCGGCGTCTCGCTGAACGTCGGCGCAACGTGCAAGAGCTCAAGCATCACGCTTACGGTGAATGACGCCGTGCGTGGTTCAGCCGCATTCCAGGTGCCTTAATCGCCACAGGAGACATCCGTGGCGACGTACAGCCAAGGCGTATCAGTGTCATGGGGCGGCACGCCCTTCACTGAGGTTGTCGGGCTCGATTGGCAGGTCGGCGGCGGCCCGCCTAAAGGGCGGCTCACCAAGTGGACTGATGAGGTTGGCTCAGTCAGCGTCACCACGCTGGGGACAGCCAATACCAGTTCCGATGAGTACGGCAATCGCAAACAGCTGACCATATCTGGTGGCGGCCAAAACTTGACCTCCTATGCAGTATGGGAGTCGTTGAGCGTTGCGAACGAAGTGAACGGCGTGGCTCGTTTCACCGTGACGTTCAAGCTATTGGATGCCTAGACCATGGGACTACGCGAGCAGATCAAATCGGCCAGCGTGCGAAAGCCTCTCAAGGTGCACGTGCGTGAGTGGAACATAGATGTTTTCGTCCGCGTGTTGAGTGTCGGCGAGCGTGATGATTGGGAGCTCGCGTGGATCGACATTCGCAGCAAAGGCGTCGAGAAGTTTAAGAACTTCCGAGCGTTCTACTTGGTGCGCACCTTGTGCGACGAGCATGGCGTGCGAATCTGGCAAGACAACGAGATCAACGAAGTTGCGTCGCTAGATGGTGCAGTCATGGGAGAACTGTTTGACGTGGCACAGAGGCACAACAAACTCACGGAGGCGGACGTAGTCGAACTCGCCGGCGAGCTTTAACGCGAGGCCGTCGCGTCGATTTCTCTTCATGCTAGCGAGCCATCTGCGGATGACTGTTGGGCAGATTGAGCGAGAGATGGACAGCCGCGAGCTGAGTGAGTGGCTTGCCTATGCACGGTATTTTCAGCCGCTTGATAGCTCGTGGGCACAGACAGGACTTCTCGCCAGCGTGGTTTTGGCTCCTCACACACGACGTGGTCAATCGCCGTCCCCAGCAGACTTCATCCCATTGGAAAAGCCGCCGCAGCACCGCACGCAAATGCTCGACGTACTGCAGCAAATGAAACGGGACTTGGACGGCAAATGATATGAGCACCGCACTCGGCCTGGCGATGCAGATTACGGCGAATACTGCCCAGCTGGCGCAGGCTGTCGCTGACGTAAACAGCCGGCTTGACTCCATGGCCGCCGCTGGCCAAAAGGCTGCCGATGATCTCGGCACGCTCAAGAACCTAAAGATTGGCGAGCTTGCGGTTGGCGGTTTGCAGGCTGCCACCACTGCCTTCATCAATCTGAGCGGCGCAGTGACAGGAGCAGTCACGAGCGTTGCGTCATTTGCGTTAAGCGTAGGCCAAGAACTGGATGCGCTCAACGACGTGGCGAACCGTACTGGCGTCGGGGTTGAGGCGTTGCAGGCATACGCTCGAGCAGCAGCCGACACCGGCATTAGCGTTGAGGGCTTTGCCAAACAGATACAGACGCTCACCCTCAACATTGGAAAAGCGACGCTAGACGAAAAAGCGCAAAAGAAGTTTGAGGAGCTCGGCATTGTGTTCTCGGAGCTGAAGGAGCAGACGCCAGAGCAGCAGTTTGAACAAATCGTGGATGCGATTTCCCGCATTGCAGATCCTGCCGAGCGTGCGGCCACTGCTGTTAAGTTCTTCGGCAAAGGCGGCATTCAACTCGGCGAACTCTTCACGCTTGGGCCAGGTGCCTTAGAGAAAATGCGTGAAGAGGCTATTGCCCTCGGGCAGGTTGTCAGTGCCGACGCCGTCAAGGCAATCGACAACATGAACGACGCCTTCGGCAAGGTCTACGCGACGATCAAGGGCATTGCAGGGGCAATCCTTGGCGAGTTAGCAGGGCCAATAGCAACTATCGCCGAGGAGCTTCTTGGCGTCATTAAACAGGCTGGCCCGCAGCAGATCGCTCAGCAGGTGGCGTCTGGCCTGCTGGATTTCATCAAGCTGGCCGGCAACGCCTTTTTTAAGCTCGCTCAGTTTATTGAGGCTTTCGTAAACAAGTTTGCTCCGGTCCTTGGTATTGATATTCGCTCTGAGGCTGAGAAAGAGTTGGAGACTCTGCGCGAGCAGCAGGCACGAGCATCTGCGGGAGCGGCAGGAGGCGGCATGGGCGGCGTTGTGCCTCAGTCGCTGCGTGGCGCGGAACTGACGCCCGAGCAACTTGCAAGAATCCGCGAGCTCGAGACGCAGATTGCAGCAGAAGCCGCCGGCAGCGTGCTGAACAAGTTTCAAGCGAACTTCAACGCAGCCATCGACACAGCGTCTGACAGCCTGCGGCAGAGAATGGAATCGCAAGCCGCATCGGCGGAGCCAAACAAGGCCCAGAAGGAGCAGCTGGAGGTCTTGCGTCAGATCAAGCGGAATGGCGAAGTCGGCGTCGTGGAGTTCCTATAGCTATGGCTGTCATCCAATGGCGCGAGGTTTTGCCAAGGACTTTCTCGCAGCGGTTTGGCGAGTCGCCAACTGCGGAGACGAAAGTTGTTGTCACTGTTGACGAGCCGACCAGCACGCAAGAAGTAATCAATGCGGTGGGCGTCCGCATCGGGGACTCTCATCCTGAGTATTCATTTCTGCGGATGCTTGATGCGTCACTCAGCGAAGTTGACCGCCAGCACGTTGAAATCACATTTCGGTACGAACTGCCCAAGCCGATGGGCGAGAGCGGGCAAGACTACGAGCCCAACCCCCTCGCCCGCCCAGACGTGTGGACGTTCTCGATTGGTGGCGCACAAGTTCCGGCTCTTGTGTATTTCGACGGCTCCGGAAACAGCACCCGCAAACCACTGCAGAACTCCGCCAAGGATTATTTCGAGGGGCTCACCGTAAACGAAGCAGAAGTGCGAGCCAGCATTTCCAGCAACCGGGCACAGTTCCCGCTTGGCCTGGCTGCTGCAGTGACCAACACCGTGAACTCGTCGCCGTATTTAGGAGGTGCCGCACACACTTGGTTTTGCACAGGCATTAGTGGCCAGCAGACGAGCGAGGTAGTCAACGACGCTGAGGTTCGCTACTGGCAAGTCACTGCTGAGCTCATCTACAGGCAGAGCGGACACAACCTTCTGCTTCCGGATGTCGGCTTCAACTTCCTCGAAGGCGGAGTCAAAAAACGTGCTTACGTGAAAGATCCTGACAGCGGCGAAAAAGTGCCCTGCACCACTCCGGTGCCGCTCACCACGTCAGGCGGGTTAAAGGCGGATGGCTCGGAACCAGACATTCTGGTGCGGCGTGTGTACCCAGAAACGAACTTTTCCGTTTACTTCGGCACTCCGCCGTTCTAAGCCATGTCGCAGCCAACGCAAAACATCGTCATCACTGCAGCCACCAGCAAACAGGTAACACTGACGCTGTGCACGGCCAATACTGCCACGCTCAGCCTGACGGCGTACCCTGTGTTTTCTGCCGCTACGTCTGACGGCACCACCTTCTATTCCGCCGATCGTCCACTCCGGTGGTTTACGCCTAGCACTGGCGTTTTCACCGCAGCGACGTTGGCCGCAACTGCAAACACAGCCGGCGACGTGCACACTGCCACGCTGACCTTTGGCCAAGGGTTTGCGGCGACTTCGGTGGAGCACGTCGCTGGGGCAACGCCGCGACGGTACAGGTACGTCGTTCATCTGTCATCGCACACGCCCGCAACGGCCTACTCGTCTTCCGTCACTTCGAGCACGGCGGTGCTCTTGAGCGGCACGATCAATATGGCTATCGCGGCCACGACGCCTACTCCGGCGCTCAGCATCTGCGACGTGCAGGTGAGCTAGCCATGGCACAACGACCAGACGGCAAGGCGCAAGTTACCGAGCGAGTGGTATTCACTAGGCCTGCTGCCGAGCGAATCGCAAAGGTTGTGAGGACTATTGAGGACGGCGACCGCTCTTCATCTGGCCTGCGGTTTGAGCGAGTAGCGAGTTCTTTAGCTTCTCCGCTAAAACTGGCCACGTTTACAGGAAACTGGGCAACCGGCCAATACAGGACGGTAACAATCCACGGCTCGACTAACACAGCTAGCGTCTACAACTGGTGCAATTCGTCTCTCCACGCTGATACAGCAAACACCACTTCCACCCGATATGTGATCTTCGGCAAGGCTAGCGGCACAAATAGCGTCGTCGAGATTCAGCTAGGCTTGCCGACATCGCAGACGTGCCTCACATCAATAGCCGGCGTTGATTTGACCGCCCTGCCTGGCTACTCCGCCGGCAGCATTCAACTGCTGGGCCACTCTGCTGCCGCTACGTCTGGCACGGCGTGCTCAACGCTGACGTGGTACTCGATCACGACCTGTGCCACGACATGACCAGCATCGCATGGGACGGCGGCCCGATCTTGCGCAATGGTGCTGTGGGCACCGGGCAGGCGTGTTGCTGCGCTCCATTCTCATGCACGCCGTGCAATGACTGCTCGTGGCCTGCCGATCGTTTTGAGTTCGGGGAGGAGTACATTGAGTGCGGGGATGGACTCGCTGGCCCTTCGTCGCGAGGGCAGAACATCTATTATCGAGGCGGGCCTCTTCCTGGGGACGTGACGTGGCAGGACGGATTTCCTGGCGCTCTCTCGCAATGCAACTGGGCGCTTGTAGTGGATTCTCTAAGCATCGGCTGTTGCTATGACAACTGCCCTGGGCAGCCGGGGTCTTTGCTCATTGCTGTCAAAACAAGATACCGCTATCGGGTCATGGTCATAAACTGCCCAACAGAAGAGCAGCCTGCGTCTATCTCTGATGTCACCGACAGGGCATTGCAGGGCAATCTAGAGCCCGAATCTAGTCCGGGCGAAGAGTTTTGCATCGGCGATCCGGTCGCATGCACTCAGTGGCTTGAGTACTACGACTCGCCAACGCCCGTCTGCAACGAGTTCCCATGATCACTGGGCGTCGCTCATCGTTTGAGTCCCGTTGCGTGGAGCGTGGCTACACGCTCCACGAGGTGCGTGCGTGCATCGTCAGCGAGGACGGCGACACGATCACCGTGGACGAGACGCACCCGGCGTACCCGCGAGCGAAGCCCGGCCTAGGCGACATGGTCAAGGCTGGGCTGTCTGCGATTGGCATTACCGAAGAGCGAATCAGCAAGGCCATTGGCCGCCCGTGTGGTTGCTCAAAGCGGGCTGAGTCGCTGAACGCACTAGGCCGCAAGATCGGCATTGGTTGACGCCCCTGCCATAGTCTGGCGAAAGGAGTCTGCCCGTGGCCGAGGATCACGTCTTTACGCTCAACGGTGACGAGCGGTGGCTGATCCGTTTCACTGATCTTAAGGGCCAGGCGTACGGCTACACGTTCTCGCAGAAGGCGAAGCGGCCACGCATCTTGATCCACAACGGGCTCAAGGGGCGGCACAAGCTCACGATCATCGTGCACGAGTTGCTCCACGCTTTGTACCCAACGGCCAGCGAGGAGCACACGGAGCAGGCGGGCAAAGACATTGCCAAGGTGCTCTACAGCCTCGGATACCGGGAGGTGCAGGATGGCGGGAGCTGACGCAATCACTGAGATGGCCCGTCGGCTGTGCAGGCTGCACCCGGACGCACCTGCACGCACGCTGGCTCGCCGCCTGGTGCGAGAGTGCAACAACGCCATCACTTTGAAGCAGGCCAACCTGCGGATCTCTCGGCAGTTCGGCGTGCAGGGAAAGCACTCACGAAAGAACGTTCGGGCCGTCGCACCACGTGCCGGCCGTAAGGCTGGCGAAGTGATCTCAATGCCTAAGAGCATGGCCGAATCGTGGACGCCGCACGTCATGAAGGTGCTGGGGCCGGTAGGCATCATCTCCGACGTGCACGTTCCGTATCACTCTGAGATCGCCGTGGCCGCTGCCATCGGGTTTCTCAAGGAGCAGAACCTATCGGCTCTGCTGCTCAACGGAGACATCGCAGACTTCTATGCAATCAGTCGCTACATGAAGGATCCGACGCAGCGAGACTTCAAGGGCGAGCTTGAGGCGGTGCGTGCGTTCATTGCCTACGTGCGGCAAGAGTTTCCCGACATCCCAATCGCTTACAAGCTCGGCAACCACGAAGAGCGTTGGACGCACTGGCTGTGGCAGCACGCCGCTGAGATCAGCGACGATCCACGCATGAGCCTTGGGGCGTGGCTGGATCTAGACAAGCACGACGTGACGCTCGTTGAAGACCAGCGGCCCATCATGCTTGGGCAGTTGCCCGTGTTCCACGGCCACGAGTTGCCGCGTGGCATGGCTGCCCCGGTGAACGTCGCTCGTGGCGTGTGGATGCGAATGAAGGGCACGGGCCTCGTCGGTCACCATCACCGCACAAGCAATCACGCCGAGAGCGATTGGCGGCACCGTGAAACTGCCAACTGGTCTGTCGGCTGTCTCTGCGATCTCACGCCTGAGTATTCGCGGGTAAATGCTTGGAACTGGGGATTCGCCGTGTGCACCGTTCACGAGCGTGGGGCGTTCGACGTGCACAACTACCGAGTCATGGGCGACGGCACGGTGCGATCGGCATGAGCAAACCAACGCCCGGCAGCGACGCCGCGATTAAGGCCGGTTGCACTTGCCCTGTGTTGGACAATCACCACGGACGCGGGTTTTTCTGGGGCACCGCTACGGTGTTTTGGATTGGCGAAACCTGCCTACTGCACGCCAAACGAAAGGACGCCGATGAGCCCATCAATCGCAGACGCAAACGCCGCACTACGCCAGGCCGTTGAGATCCGCCGCGAGGCCCAGGCCGCCGGCAAGCCGCACGAGGCGTGGTACGTGTCACCAAGTGAAACAGATTCGTTTCAACCTGTTACAAAACCTCTGCCCCAGCGACATGAGGCAGAGGTTTCGTATCAGCAGGACATTCACGAGCACCACCTGCACCGGGCGGGCCTGACGCAAGACGAGCTTGACGAGGCCATTGAGCGGCTGCGTGGTGACGGCATCTCGCACGAGCAGCGGCCAGGCTCGCTGCCGTTTCTTGAGTTGCTCGAGGAGTTGCGGACTCTGCACCTGAGCAAGTCGCAGGACTACGGGAGCGAGAGCGACCCGCTCGCCAACATCCGCCAAGGTGCCGAGTTCGTCGGCATCGAGCCATGGCGTGGGTGCTTGGTGCGAGTGGCCGACAAGGTGCAGCGACTAAAGACGTACTGCCGCACCGGTCGGCTCGTCCACGAAGGTGTGCGTGACACGCTTCTGGATCTCGCTGCATATAGCCTTCTGGCTATCGTGCTGTTCGACGAGGGGCGTAATGCCTGAGCCGCTCACCGACGCCTACCTGCTTGAGTGCGAGATGCGTGCCCGCAAGTTCAGCGGTGCGTACACCGGCACCTCTGGCACGCTGGCAGCGGACGTGCTGCGGTTGCTCAAGGAGCTCAGCCGGATTAAGGGCGAGGCCGCCGTTGAGCGAGCCAGACGAGTAGATGCGTGAGCCGGGCGGCGGGTTGAGGCGGCGGGTACTCCTTTCCCCGACGCCTCCCCGCTTGCTCGGCTACCTCGGCTTGCCCGGCCCGTTCAGGTCCAGCGGCGGCAGTGCTGCCGTCGAGTCGCTGTCGTTCGGGCAAATGACCGGATCCACGTAGACACGCTGCAGGTTGGGGTCGCTGTGATCGAGCAGCTGCGTGGCTGCGGCCCGTCCACCGGCGAGGGCGGCATATGAGGCAGCCGTGCGTCTCAGGCCGTGAAAGCCCCTGTATTTGACGCCGGCCGACTTGCACAGGAGTTTCAGGCTCGTCCACTGGCTGCGGCTTTTCCGGTCCCACGGCCAGACCAACTGGCTATCCTCGCGCCGGTGCTGGGCCAGCATGGCGGCGAGGTCTGGCGTTATCTGCCGCTCGATGTCCCTGGTTGAGCCCTTACGGGTTTCTCCGCGAAAGATGACCCGACGGCCGGCTAGGTCAACATCGCCCCACCTGAGCGACGTGGTGGCCTCATAGCGCTCCCCGGTGCAGTAGATGGTGTAGATCAGCGTGCCCCACCACCATGCGGCAGGCAGCCCGTCGATGTAGCCATTGCGGTGCCGAGCCTGCCGCACCAAGGCGGAAACGTCTTCGGCTGTGTAGGCTCGGCCGGTGGGTAGCCTCTTGGGCACCTTGATGGTGGGCAACTCTGGGAACTCGGCGGCCAGCCGCTTACGGGCAGCATAGGTCCAGCAGGCCTGAATCATCACCTTGTCTTTGCGAACCGATGCCGGGCTCGGCAGTTTGCCACGCCACCCAGGTGTCTCGGCTCGCCACCGTAGGTAGCGGGCAATGACCAGATCGTCGAGATCCTTGACGGTGGGCTCGTGCCCAAGGAACCGCTCGAGCCTGTCCACGAGCATCCCGTACAGGGCGACGGTCTTCCCCTTGAGCCCCCGTAACAGGGCGTAACGCTCAACCAAATCTCGCAACGTCATGGCCATGGCTGATGATCCCCGGCAGGTGAACGGCTGTCCATGCCTCGGGACTACTATACAACCCCTCGACTCCCCTCGCCTCCACTAGAGTCCTCGTACACCACTGTACGCCGACCGGGTCTGGCAGGGCAACCTGCCGGATTCCGGCGGCGTCAGTGGATCGCGGGACGCTGGTTTGACCAACTACCGCAGGCATGTAGTATTGGGGGCATGGTTTGCATGGCGCACAACATCGAGGGCGGCGAATACCTCACCGTGGCTGAAGCCACGGCCGTAATGGGCTGCAGCGAGGGCTGGGTGCGGATGCTGCTGC